AGACTTGTACAACTTCTCCTGTCAGATACTGACTTCCAAAGTATTTTTGATAAGAAGCTTTTTTAAATACGTATGAACCTTCTATTGTGTATGACGCATTTGTTGTTGTAAAGATCGTTGGTAAATCAGTAAGATCCAACATTGAAGGTGGTAATTCATTTACGCCTTGATCCAGTCCAACAAGAGCTTGACCTGTTTCACTTTCGTTTATTGATACCTCAAAAAAGAAATCATCATCTTTAAAAGTCACGCTATTCATGCTTGACAATGGTTTGTCAATAAAGAAGTTTGTAACATATATAATTTTGTTGGTTAGCAGTTCTGGATTTGCAAGAATGTCTAATGAACCCTCTGCATTTTTAACCTGATTATTAACACCTTGGTTTGGAATAAAGTCTCCATTGTTTGTGGTTACATTTACATCTGCAACAGGGATTGAGATTTTTACAGTTGTTGCTTTCTGTTTTAGTTCAACAAAGTTTTTTAGTTCATCAGACAGAGTTCTGCCTGTATATATTGCAGGCTTGGTGTCGGATGTCAGTATTCTTTTGAGTGTTGCTTCAGTTCGATTGTCGTCTGTGTATGCGCCATCAGTAATTCTCTCACCTACCATCTGTCGTAACAATTTTCCTGTTGTCGCATCTGGATTGACTGAGACAAAAATCTCTCCGTTATTGAAGTTATCGGTATATGTATACGAATCGTTCTTTACGCTTGTAACTGTACCGAGTGATATATTCTCTGGCGTTCTTTTAACTACATAATGTGTGTTTGTATCCGCCTTCATAGTTGGATACTCATATCCTGAAAACGTATTACTTATTTCGTATGGAGTGTTTTTATATAGCGTTGCATTAAGCAGTGCATCTATAAACGGCGTATTGCTATCAGTCTCTTCTAACCCTGGATCATAGTTTTCGTTTTTAATTTTTAGTGTGGACCAAGCAGTGCGGTTGTAAATCTCATAACCTTTTCTCCACTTGACCCAATCACTTTCAAGATTCCATTGATCAATTACACTTCTCTGCACCGTAGATCCAAATTCCCGGTTGCTTGGGTAAAAGCCTGATCCCCTTGGATTTCCAAGAGATCGATCAATGCTCGCAAAACCCGTAAAGGCATATATGCCGGGATTAAAGTCACTACGCTTTCTAGGCATCAATAGAATCCGCCATGGACTCCAATTAAGGGTGCTTCCGTTGCTGTATCACTTGAGGTCTTCTTCTTAACTGCAGCCCACAAGCACTTGCCTTTGGGAATATACAGTGCCTGGAACTGTGTACCAATGACAATACTAGAGTCTGTTGAACCCTGCCCAGGAACTGGATTTAGCACATATGACATTGCACCGTAAACAGTCTTAGAGCCTTCAGTCGTAGCAGCATTGAAGGTTCCAAGGAAGGAAGCCTGAGATGCTCTTAAGAAGTCTTTGGCACTACTCATATACATATTGATTGTATAAGCAGCAGACGTAGCTCTAGCCAACGAATAGATCTCACTAATGATTGCACCATCATTAGTTGTGCAATCTACAATCAGCTTTGCACCGTTTGAACCACCAATAGTGATCACAGAGTTTGTCTCAACTGTTGCACCAGCAAGGTCAACAATTTCATGCAAAACTCTATCAACCAGAAGTGGTTGTTTATTAGTAGATGTTGATGCCATTACTCTTTACCTCTTTTCTTTCCTTTTGTTTGTTTTGTTGCACCTGGTGTCATTGCCATCCCTGCGTATTGCTCCATCGTTGGTAAAGGTGTTCCTTGACCAGCATTAAAACCTGGTGGGGTTTGAATATTTGCAGGTTGACCAGTAAGGCCCATAAAGCTTTGAGGCTTATCCTGCATAGATGGGTGCATATTTATCCGACTTGCTTGCATCATTTCTGCAGGAGGCGTTGGTGCAGCAAACATTGCAATCGTTCCGCGCTGTTTACCAATTCCAACTGATCCTTGATTAGGCACCCCTGATCGAGCAACACTTTGTGGATTAATAAATCCTGTCCCTAGCTGTTGAGCCATTTCAAGACCTTTATCACCATAAGGAAACTCATTGACAACTTTTCCATCAGGACCTGGCATTGCACTTAATTGAGGCCCAAAGCTAGTCACATTCATCGGATTATTCATCTGAGTTGTCGGATCACCAGGAGTGACAGACATATTGATTGACAGCTTTTCGCGATTGGGATCAAGTGCAATAGCATTTTGTTGGGCTTTTGATTTAGGCATTATGAAATCCTCATAGTTTCAGAACGATCATTATTGCTGAAGTCAGCATTACCGACAGCTTTTGAATATAGAGCAAGTCGTTGATTCAGCTTGTCGGTCCCCATATTATTTTGTTCTGGGGGTGCAGGAGGCGTAGGCACTGTTTCAGGAGCAGGAGCTTGACTCATTACAGGCTGTACACCACTGGTATATGGATTACCATCGCCTTGAGCGCGGGCTTGCCTAAGCCTTTCTTGATAGTCAGATTCCTGACTATTCATTGTAATTTTAGGAGCACCGTGCGTATTTACGGCATACATGATTTTATTTAAATAGCCTAAACATATTCTACACTTAAGACCAATCAGTGCTGAGCATCATGCGAGTTCCTACAGCAGTATCAGCAGGGCCAGGTACAGCCATGATGAACTCTGCTCCTGATCTTTCAAATGCATAACGTCGTACTTCAGGTCTTCGATAATTTGGTACATAGAGGCTTTCCGCAAGGCGATCGACCTCTCTCAGATAGATTTCTCTGAAATATTCATCACCTTTTAACGGATCAGAAGTATTAATTGTTCGACTGACGTCTCCAGAAATAATTTCTTGACGTGAAGGGTTAAGTACTCGGCTGCCATTGTCATCAAAATAATCATCAGGAATAGCTGCACTAGCTCTCCATGCAATGTCACATCGTTTGATGTGATAGCCAATCTGTTCATACCAGTAGTCATCTGGTATAAGTGACATGGCTTCTTCTAATCGTGAGCGATCACCAGCAGGGATTTGTGCACCAGCATTAAAACCAAGATGAAATCGAACCTTAGATTTTAGATAATCGTCTAGTTCCATTAGGCAACTCCTTTTGTAATATTGCTGTAAGTAGTTGCTAATTCATTTTCAAGCATTTGAGTTTCGACTGGTGTTAACTCTTGCCCAGTTTGAATTTTTGCAAGCAGTGTCGCAGCAGGGGAGTTTTCAATCATTGCTTGCCGTGCTCCTGCTCCTAATCCTCCACCCAAGATTGCTCCGACTAAACCACCAGCAAAACGCATACCAGGCCGAACCGCATTACGAACGCCTCTCATTCCAGTATTTGGAGCAGGGACTAGCCCTTGACCAGCAGCCAACCGATCTTTGATTTTGTTGATCTGCAGACCAGCAGCATGAGGAACTGTGCCAGCAGTGACTCCTGTTAATGCACCAAGGCCAGCACCAAGTGCTGTAGCAGTGCCAAGTCCCATACGGTTCTGTTCATCTTGCGCTGCTTTCGCTAGTAACGCTTCCTCAATACTAATAGCCATTACTACACTTTTACTTTGATATCACTAGTTTAACTAATAAAAATCAAGTCTTCTTCAATCAGCTGCTCCCAGTTAACGCGAGGAATATTTTCCAATTGTTTCAAATTGGCAAATCGTTCACCACTTAATGACATACGCAGCTCAACAATTTTCTTGGCAGTAGCAAAGCCAACGCCCGGAAGTCTTTTAGCGATTTGCTCTGCAGGTGCTGCATTCAGATTTAATCGAGTATCTTCAATCGGAACAACAGTTTGAGGCAGCTGTTCTTCAGGTGGTTCCTGCTCTACACGAGCGATCTTTGCCATACGCCCTTTCTGAGGATCATAAGGAACTAACTGATCTAGCATCATAAAAGTGACGCCACCAGCAGCGTCTTTAACCATTGCAAATTCTTTATCGTGCTGAGTAACAAATTCCACCAACTTACCGGTTTTGGTGTCTTGAAATAATTTGTGGTCGGACATATCTTTGGGGTATACCTAACAATATTATAGGCACAAAAAAAGCGCCTCCGAAGAGACGCTTGTGATGTTGATTATATGAATCAAGCGCTTTGACCAGCTTCGATTCCGTAAGGAATGTGAGCGTCGTCAATGTCGGGAGCAGAAGCTCCACGGTAGTAGCAGACTTCAACCAGAATGGCGGAAGGGCTCTTACGATCAGCACCAGCAGAAGGATACTGCTCAGCGGTGAATGCTGCAGAAGTTACAACTTGAACTGCAGTGTCAGCAGAAGTGCTAACAGCAGTACCATTTAGAACACCCAGCATTGGGGAAATAGCACCAGCAGCAGGGAAGAAGAGATCAGTACCAGCGGTCAGGGTCACTTCACTGCCGGTGTTACCAGGAGCGTTGCCGCCAAGAGCAGCAATCTTGATGGTGTTACCGGAAGCAGCTGCTTTCACGCCAGGGGCGGAAACAGCGGTGCGATAGACAACGGAATTCTTGGGAATCACGAAGCTCTTATCGATACGGGGCTTGTCATCCTGACGCAGGTCAGGGGACAGAACCTTCAGGTTGTAGGTGCCAGCCGACAGAGAACCGCTGGACAGAGTGCCAGCGTTGTCGGGATCCAGAACCAGCGCACCAACGATGCGGTAGAACTCGACACCAGGGAGAGCTTCAACACCTTGTTCGCGATATGCGTTCAGGTGAGAAACATAATTACCGGGGAAAATTACGGACATTGTTAGTTACCTCCTATCAGTAAACGAAAGAGTAACCAACCGTAATGAAATCTCTGTTCAGAGTTTCAAAACCGGCGAACAGGCTCCAGATCATGATGATGAAACGGCTGAAGTCGTCGTTGTTGTTCAGCAGGATCTGAGCGTTGTTACCACCAATACCCACGCCAACAGCTTGAGGGCCGAAGAAGATCAGCTGAGCTGCCGTGTAGTCAGCGGCAGAGCTGGACTCGTCAGTCACCACGAGGTTGTAAGTGGTCTCGGGCAGGTTGGTGGACTCGAACCAACGGACGCCCTCAAAGAGGAAGCCAGTTGGCATAACGGGTTGGCCAGCAACGAAGCCAGCTTGGCCGTAAGCAGGACCCATGCCTTGGTAGAAGTTGGCGTTGGGAGCCTGGTTGGGCTGCATGGGGTTAATCATGCCATTGCCCGGATAGCGAGCGATCTCGCGGAAGTCAGCGTTCTGGCGCAGATGCATCATCGCGGTTGGATCCACGATGCAGCGATAGTAACCATCAGCGAAAGTGGGGACGTTGCGCTTACGCATGTCCTTCACAACTTCCAGAAGGTCGGTCTTCACATCGAACTTGGCGGATTCGCCAGCGGCGTAGGTAACGCCGAGGGTGCCACCAGAGCCGCCTTTGGCTTTGCTGCCAGGCAGGTAGTAACCACCTTGGTCCTTGCTTGCCTGACCAGCGGCTTCGGCTTTCAGGAGTTCGTTAGCGAACACCCGATCGCGCCAGCGGCGATAGTCGTCGAGCAGGGTCAGAGAACCGATGCTCTGATGGAACACGTTCAGGTTGCCGGTATCCAGCAGCAGACGCTGAGCGGTGATCAGAGTTTCACGAGCCACCTTGAAGGTGGAGGGCTGAGAGGAATCGCGGGAATCAGCAGGTCCGGTGTACTCACGAAGAGTCACCAGCACTTTATCCTTCACGATGTTGCGGGCGGAGGCGGATCCAAGGGTTTGATCAGCAGTCCGCTCACGGGACTCCTTAGTGCCGGGCTTGCCCCAGAAGCGATAGCGATCTAACTGAACAGTTTGACCGGGTTGCTTGGAGAAGTCGTGCACCACAACAGGCTCAACTGCCATCTCAATGATGTAAGCCGGGTGGGGACGATAAAGCTCTGCACCAAGAAGCTTCGGGAAATCATTATCAATCCACATAGGATCGTAACTCCGTAAGCTAAAAAGTTTATAAGTGACTTCGACTTAGTCACATATACCGATATTACTAGTTATTGCTATACTTTGAAACATATACCCCAATATTTTGTGGTTAATAACAATGGAATTTATCGACGACAACGAATGGACTCCGATTCATACTTTGCCAGGTTATGAATGTTGTATTGAATACTATATAAATAGCAAAGGAGAAATCAAGAGTACGAAAGGCAAGTCAGAAAAGGTATTAAAACAACGTAAAAATAAAAATGGATATATGCAAGTTAATCTTACGCAAAGGATTGGTAGAAAAAAGACAATTACAGTAGCTGTTCATACCCTTGTTGCGCTTGCCTTTTTAAAACCACCACTATCACTACCCGGTCGCACAAAGTCATGTAGCAGAGTTCGTCATGTCGATGGTCAGAAAGATAACAACATCGTTGGTAATCTTAAATGGACTAAAATAGAAGAAAGTTGTAATCGCAAAAATGGCTGATAGTCTTATTCTTACTGGTGTAAAAGACGTAAGCAAGCATACTGGTAAAGAGCTTCTCTTGACCCGGCCTAAGCGCGGCGGTGATACTCATAAAGTAAAAGAATGGTGGCACACTACTAATGGTGTTCAATATGTTGACTGCACTATTTTTGACGTAACTGCTAACGGCGAAGTTCTCAAACTTGCAGTTGCTTCTAACAATGGCACTTATGTGCGTATTGATCACGATGGTAAATTTAACTTTACATTTTATGGAGCAAAGAACGTTTCTCGTGCAGCTCTGTTTACTCGTGATCTTGTCTTAAT